TCATTAAATAAGGTTTATCATGTTTTCGTTCTAAGCCTAAATGTTCTTGTACCTTCTGTGAAATAGAAGATACAACAACTTCAGACTTTGGTGTAGATCCGGGCTTATTATGAGCTCCAAAAACAACACATCGTGCATCACTATCTAAATTTCTAGTAACACACAATTCGTGTGGCTCATTTAATGGTCCAACATCTATATCACCAATAACTGTATTAAATGACTGTCCTGCGTGTGACGGCAGTACAGACGGCTTTTTAGCAATTTCATCAATTGCACTCAACACCTGATCGCGTGTAATAAATCCTGCTGCTCCTGTATGGTTCTTTCCACCTAAATGGAATCCACCAATAAACGGCATATCTTTAATATCACGACCTACAAATGTTGCCATACACAAACCTTGAAAAGTTTGTTCTGGAAAATAATAACTAAGCGATTCAAATGAACCACCTAGTGTTGTTCTACTACTGGTGCGTGTTCCTAACAACTTACGGTATACTTTAATATTACCTTGGTCATTATAAACCATATCACCAACTAATTGCTTGCCATGCGCAATATCTTCAGGAAAATATGCTGTCAAATCACGTTGATCTCCAAGTTCTGGCACATACCAAACACAAATATCTGTATTGGGTATTTTATAACAAGATTTCTTGGATATAACTACATTTTTGGGATTTGCTCCCGGCTTTGTAATCAACGCTTCTGCATTATAATCTGGTACTATATGCGAAGGAATTAATGCCATATTACCACGAATAGGTAAACAATCACAAAATCTTGTTTTACCATTTTTCATTTTAATATGAATCATCATAATCCTCCTGCTAATCATGCCTACCAATTGTTCATGTGACGAACACCTGGCATAGCCCATAATTCTAGGATTGAACATAAAACGCTTATAACGCGCATGTTCATCCCAAAATTCTGTAGCAGATTCTTCCTTCTTCTTTTCTGTAATTGTGGCGCTTGGTCTTATACATTCTGCAGCTTCTGATGTCAACATATCATAAATTGCTTTAATAATACGTATCATCAAATATGCTGTAGATGCACCTCCAAGCATCGTAATTAATTTAGTCTTATCCATATATGACATTTCCTTTAAATAATCACTTGGTTTCTTCATATGTCGTACCTTATACCTAACGATATAACATAACAACTTATAAAATAACCATTCTTGGCACGGAATCGTCATAATACAAAATGCACATATATTAATATGATTTGTTAAACACACAAATAATAATGTGTAAATCACAATCATTTTAATATACATGTTACTAAAATATTTATTCATAATCCACTTCTTACATAATTGAATATTTAACATAAAAAATACTAAATTACTCAATCTTTGCAAAATTAAATCTTCCAAATCATAATACTTTTGAAACAAATTTTCAAAAATACCAAACTCGGAATCTAGAACATCATCATTTTTGTTGATACCTACTGGAAAACCTTCGTCATCCAATTCGATATCAACATTGTTACGTTGTGTATTTACAAAACTTCGTTGTTCTGCAAAATGCTTTGCCGTACTATCTTTCAAAAATTCTAAGAAATCGCGTAAACTAACGTTACACATTTTCTTACCTTTGAAAATAATCGGTACATACGTAACACGTTGAACCTTACTATTACCCTGGCGAATATTTCCAGAATGTAGTATAGGTCTTTCTAATGTGAATAAAGCAAAATCCGGATACGCAGAACCTGCAAAGTCTTTCTCGACTTTACTGGTATCTAACATATTCGAATCAGGTAATTGATATTCCTCTCGCACTGTTTGTGTGACAGTAATATCAAACCTCCTTGCAACCGATAATGGTTCATTAGAATATTGTGCAGCATTCAAATCTTTCACATTTGTTGTAGCTAACACAATTCTAGGTTCAATCATAATGTTCCCTTTCAATTCTGCATTTGGATTTAATGCAGCTTGCGGTGAATTATTAATAAATTGAATTACCTTCAATAACGGATTCCCATCCGTATGTTCAACTGTGCTATTACACAAATCATCTAGAATAACACCTGTATGGTGTGTTCTAAATTCTGATTGAAAACTATCACCTTCATTCAAAACTACAACCGAATTGGCTGATGAATGAAAATTATTAACTTTCAAAACATAACGTGTAACAGCATTAGCTATTGAAGACTTTCCAACTGATGATCCTCCATATAAAAGAATTCCATAAGGTTTCATTCTTATGAAATCTTTTTGTGAAGCAATACGTTTGGCTTGTAAAATTTTTAACTCCCTCAATTTTGGAGTATAATAAGCTTTCTCATTGTTAGCTTTAATACTAACAAGAGCAGCTTCTATTGCTCTTTCCAAACGTAAATCATATTCTTTAATATCTTCAACACCACAATTTTTGCCTGTCTCAAACAAAATATAATTTGATAAAACATAAGCATAATCTTCCTCGAAAACGCCAATAATAGCATCTTCGTAAAAAGCTTTAAAGCCCTTCTCAGGAAAAGCTAAACAAGCTTTAATAAATAAACGATAAAATTCATAACAAGCATCCAACAAATCAAAGGGTTTTGTTTTTCTTCCTAATTTACTAGGTGTAAAAAACGTAACTCCTTTAATTTTAATCGTAAAATTTTCCAAAACCTCCAATGATACTAACATATCAAAAATCAACATTAACTGTTTTGTCAACTTACATGCTCGTAAGTGTCCAAATACTGTATAATGTTTTTCAAAATCAAAATCGATTTTTGAAATTAAAGTATCAAATGAAGTATTCATCCAATCTTTGCTGTTATTTAAATATTCTCTAATACGTTCCTTATCCATTGCATTAAATTTATCATTTGATGCATTAAATAAGGATTGCACACGAGAAAAAACAAATTCTCCAAAATTCTTACCAATATTCTCATCCTCACCAGATTGAGATTTAAAAAGAATTTTAGATGAACTCTGTTTCTTGTTGTTTTTCTTGGCAGAATGTTTTTGGCATTCCGCAACATAATTGTGTCTCTGTTGGTTAGCAATCGCTTTACGCTTTTCAGCCTTACGATTGTTAACCTTCTTCGACTCATATTTCGCTCTACGCTCTTCTTTCCCAGATTGGGAAAGAAGACATGTTGCGTTTATGTGCATTTTACGCACAACTGAAATTATTGACAATAATGCCAATAACCAGAACCCTTGTGTTGCATTCGTGATTGTTTCTCCTAAAAAGTTGTAATTAAACATTATAATAAGAAAAGGGTTAATATCAGTAGCTATTAAGCTATTCAATAACAATCACAAAAATAAATAAAAAGTTGAAATTATCAATCTAAATGCCTCATTTTAAAAGCATAGCCTTATATAAATCACGGGAAGCAACTCCCTACACGCCGGTACGTGCTGAAACTAAGGGTACTTTTAAAAATATTGGGATCTATAACATGCGGTACGTCGCATTAATCGAAATCCAAAAGACCAATTGTTCTCTAATAATTGCTCTACGTCTAAAATACGCTTGACTCGTCCTTTGCGAGTGTATTTATAATCAACGGAGCTTATTATTAAAGTGGGATTCTTTTGAGCAATCGAATTGTCAAATCTAAATCATTACAATCAAATTCCCATTTTAATTAAATTCGTAAATTGTAAGCTAAGCACGGGTAATATACTCCTGATTTTAATCAAGTATAAATTTACCGTCAAAGCAATAAAATTTGGCTTCATTTTTCACAGATAAATGACTCAAACTGCGCCATATAGACGATTTAAGAGTTTAGCAACTCTCTCTTTGTAATAGTTCTCTATTAACGAGATAAAATACATTTTAGTGTATACATAAGAAAATCACGGTTCAAAGAAACGTGAAATTAGGTAAGCTACTCACTGGAATTAGGGTCAAAGAACCTAAAACCAGGCTGCTAATCGACACTAAAACTTATACATAACTAATAAGGGGTGAAACTTATTAGGAATAAAGTAGACACTCCAAACAGGGTACAGTTGTAACCTGAGAGGAGACTACTGTACTTATTCAGAATGTAAAGTATACAATAAAATAAAGAAAAGCATGGTCCGG